AGGATATTGATGATAATTTATCTAATGAATCTTTTAATGAAAATTCTGAAGTAGAATCTGTTGCTTCTGCTTCTGATTCTTCCTTAGAATCGTCAGTGGTTTCTTCAGAAAATTCTGAAGAAGATAAAGAATCTATTGCATCATCTGATTCTTCTGATGAATTGTCTTCAGATTCATCTGGTTTATCAGATGCAGAATTTGGTATGGGTTCAGAAACTGCAGAATCGTCAACGGATACAATTGATAAATTAAGTGCAGATCCCTTATTTTTAGTTTTAAGTAATTTTTTATCAAGTGGTGATGAGAATATAGTCGATGCTTTATTAAAAATTAATAAAAACTTAGAGAAATTACAAAAGGGTATTAATAAATCATTAAAACTGAAAAGTAAGAAATCTAAATCAAAACATGGGTCTAGTAAAAAAGATGGGAAATCATTATAAAATTAAATAAATGTGACTTTTGATTTTGGGATTAGAATAATTTTTTTTGCACCTACAGGTTTATCATCTATAGGAATCATACTAACTTTTTCTATTTTACTAGCATTTTTATATAAAATGCTATTAATATATTCATAACATTCATCAATTTGATCTTTTGTTTGAGAACCTGTAATAATTACACATCCACTTTGAAATATAGCAATAGTAATTTTTTTACAATCCCCATCACCATTTCCTTCGCCGCCTTTCATATCATGACATTTTTGATCACATTTACAGATACCGTCTTTACAATCATTTGTTTTATTATAGAAGTATTGCATTTTAACGCCAGGATAAATACATGGTTCATAATTACATACAGCCCCATAATCGTTTTTAAGAATTTTATGTAAATTTTCACGTTTGATAGTGAAACCAACTTTATAATCAGTATTAATTAACCTAATTTTAAAATTAATATTTTTTAATTCATTGATATCTTCAATAACTGATTTATCTCTTGTATTATATATATCTTTGAGAATATCAATCATTGTATCTACTATAAGGTAACCTTGTGTAATACTTTTAATTCCTGTAACTTGGAGATTACCATTTCTGAACGTCTTAATATTAAGACAGTTTTTTTCAGGGGTTCTATATACAATTGTAACCTGATTATCAAATCTCTTAGTTGGTTTAGCTTTTCTTCTATTAACTGAATATTTTTTCGAAAAGCCTTTAAATATAGTTTCAGATTTTTTTTTACCATACTCTACATAAACAATTCCACTACTTTCCAGATCATCAACACATAACGCTTCTAAAGTATTATATAATACATCTAAATCAATTGTAGTTCCAACACAACCTGTAGATGTAATAGTAGATATACGATATGGTGTGGGTTGAGAATATTTGTTCTCCATTTAAAGCAAGTTGAACTGGGAGTTGTTTTAAGTATGTGATATTTCCTTAAGTACTTTTATAAATCAATTTTTTTAAAAACTAAAAATTTGATTTATTAATTTATAAATTATCTATAACTATAACAATTCTATGGATATTCGTAAATACTTTAGTGTTAAATCAGTAGATGTAGATATAGAAAAAAAGCCAATAATAAAATATTTAGATGAAAACAAGAGATCTTGGGTAATTCAAGGTAATTTACCAAAAAATATTATAGATTTATATAATTTTGAATCATTGTGGAATTTACATCCTGAAGAATATGGTCAGATAAAAATTTTTAATAAATTAATAAATACACCTAGATGGCAACAAACTTATTGTAAAGATTATTGGTACTCTGGAATGCTTCATGAAGCATTGCTATTACCTGAAGAATTTCAAATATTTTATGATTGGATAAATACATTAGATATGGGTTTATATTCTGGGAAATTTAATCAACTTTTAATAAACTGGTATAGAGATGGTAATCATTATATAGGTAAACATAGTGATAATGAATCGCAAATTGTAAAAGATTCTCCAATAATGTCTATTTCTCTAGGTAGTAAGAGAAAATTTATAATTAGAGATAAAAAAACGAGTGATATAGTTTTAGATTTGGAAATGGTAAATAATTCATATTTAATAATGTGTGGTGAAATGCAAAAAAATTATACTCATGAAGTTCCAAAAGATAAAAAAATCAAAGATAGAAGAATAAATATTACTATGAGACAATTTAAAGAATAATGAATACTAATTATAATGTCTATAATAAATTTTTTACATCAAAGAGAAATTGGATTAAAATATCAACCTAAAATTTTTATTATTGAATTATCAAGCGACCTAAAAAAATCTATATTATCATATTATGAGCATAGTTTATATATTAATAATTTAATTATTCATAAAGAAGCGGATATACTTTATATTTGTGATAGATTAAATAAATATGTTAATGGATTAAAGAAAGAGGGTTATATTGTAATAACAAGATTAGATAGATTAAAACCTTCTAGTCTTTTACTTCTGTTTGAATAATAAATTCAGGTTCTATTTCTTTCCATTTATTATTATAATACTCTAATTTCTCTTTGGAATTTAATTTATATTTAAAAAACTCTTTTGTAATATCACTTACATTAACTAACAATATTATTTTTGATAGTATAAAATGAATAGGTAGATTACTTGTTCTTGGAAATTTATCTTTATTAATTTTGTAAATAATCTTAAAATAATTAATTAATTTTTGTTTATTATTTCCATCTATTACAGGTATTAAATGTATATTATTTGTTAATTTCATCCATATGAAATTAATATATTCATAATATTTATATAATTTTAAAGTTTTCATAGAATATTTTATATCTTTGATTTCTAAATCTTTTAATTCTTTTTTATTACTAAAATAATTTTCGATTTTATTATATACTTCATCTGGGATGTCTGGTTCATTTGTAGATTGATCTAACCAATAAGAAAAATGCATTTCAGCAGAATAAGTAAAATAATTAATATTAGAATCATCCATTTTAATATACATTTTAAGACTTGATAATAATATTCAAACGAATACTTTTGATAATTTATTTTTCTTTAATTGCAAGTTTCTTCTTAATACTAATTTTTGCAGTAGATGTTTTAATATGTTTATCCAAATCATTTGATAAGATATCTAGTTCTTCTTTCCACATATCTATAATATCCTTTGCCATTAGATCATTATATTTTTGATCTGCCTTTTTAACATCTGCTTCTAAATCTTCTACTTTGTCAATTGTTAGGTTATATACAGGTATTCTTGTAATATAATCAAAATTACCATCATGTTTCATATATTCATCTTTTTCTAATCTAACTTCAAGAGCTGCTTTTTTAAGCTTATGAATAATAATCTCTTCATTAACGACTGCTTTGATAAAACGAATCTTATTACGTAAAATATCCAAGTCATATTTTAGTTTTGCAGTTAAATAATCTTTTCGTTTCTGATAATATTCAAGTCTGACTTTATAAAAGCTTTCAATAATTTCAATTGGACTATCAAATTTTTGAATTGTATTTTTTGAATTAAAGGCATACATATTGGTAATTCCAAGAGGTTTAGATGTTGATAATTTAAAATCATTTTCAAATTTGGTAAGTCCATTTGATTCTACGCGTAAATATTTATCAACAACTTCAGAACTTGCGAAATTGATCATAAATTTAATAGTTACTGTACTTGAGTTATTTTCATAACCTTTGATGTCATTTGGAAATTTATCAATCATATCTTCAAGTAAACATTTAAAATCAAATGTAGCAGTACCTACTGGTAATTCAGATACCTCAATTTTTGTAGCACTTGCTTTAGCAAAACGTCCTCTACTAAAATATTTACCATTAATTTTTTCAATTGATCCATTGAAACCATTGTACCAAGGAACCATTTCTACTTCAGAAACATCTTCGCCATCCATGATACGTTTTAGTATACCAATAATATCTTTTGGATTATAACAAGGAATATTAGTACTGAAACCAGTTCCAATTCCTAATGCTCCATTAACAAGTATCATAGGAATGGTAGGGGTATAATATTCTGGTTCAATATTTAGGTCGTCGTCAGTTAAATATGTAAGTACATTTTGATCTTCTTTAATAAATATTTTTTGACATAAGTTACTTAGAAGGGTATAAATATATCTTGGTTGACCAGCATCTTTTCCCATATGTTGACGAGTACCAAATTGTCCATTAGGTTTTAGTAGATTAATATTATTTGAACCTACAAAATCTTGAGCCATTCCAACAATTGTGGATTGAAGACTAGCTTCACCATGATGATAGGCCGAGTGTTCACTAACATATGCTGCTAATTGTGCGACTTTGATTTCTTTATCAGTCAGATTTCTTTTAAAACAACAGAACATAATTTTTCTTTGTGAAATTTTAAGACCATCCATCATATTTGGAATAGATCTTTCAACATCATAATTTGAGAAGTGAATAAGTTCTTTGTCTACAAAATCTTCATAAGAGACTTCAGAATCTTTATAGTTTAGGACATTATTCCTATCAAAGTTTCCAATCCATATTTTTCTTTCATCAGCTTTCTTTTTATCAAAAGCAAGTGCTAATTTTTCATCTGATTTTGTTTCATTATATTTATATTTAATTAAATTCATTTCTCTAAAGTATTGAACAGCTTCATCTGCTGTAGAAGTACCTAAACCTTTATAATATTTAATATTCCATCCATTATTACCATCTTTAACCCATTTTTCATAATCAGATAGATTATAGAATTGTATTACTTCTTTTCCTTTTGATGCTTTTACAATAGGTGTCATTAAAGCCGTTGTAAAGTTATTAGATTGGATAAGGGAAGGCCACATTGTATGAAATAAATTAAATAGTAATCCACGAATATGGAATCCATCACTATCTTGATCTGTCATTAACATAATTTTACCATACCGAAGAGTAGTTAGGTCTTTATAATTTTTTCCAGTTTCTAAACCAAGAATTTTTTTCAGATTTGTAATTTCATCATTATCAGCGATTTTAGATACATTTGTATCTCTTACATTAAGAATTTTACCTTTGAGAGGGAAAACTCCATATTTATCTCTACCAACTTCACTAATACCAGCAATTGCCATACTACTTGCACTATCTCCTTCAGTCAAAATCAAAATACATTCAGAACTTTTGTTAGTACCTGCCCAATTTGCATCTTCTAATTTTGGAAGACCTCTGATAACACTTTTTTTCTTGCCATCTGTTTTTTGAAGAGTTTTTGCATCATTTAATTGTGAAATTTCTAATACTTTTTCAACAATTCCAGATTTATAAAGTTTTTCGATAAATTTATCACTAATTTCACCCTTGCTTCCAAATTTTGTTGTTGGTGTAGTCAAAGTTTCTTTAGATTGACTATCGAATGATGGATTAACGATTGTAGATTTTACAAATAAGATAAGATTATCTTTGATAGATTGGGGTTTAACAGAAACATTTTTATTTTTTTTAACAATAAGATCAGTTAATTTTTTAACTATTTGATTACAAATATATTCAACATGTTTTCCACCGCGCAATGTCCATAGTCCATTTACAAATGACATTTGTTCAAAACCATTAAAATCATTATAACTTGCTGCGATTTCCCATCGTTCATTTATTCTTTCATAAACTCTATCATGTTCAACTTTAGGACCTAGAAACAAATCAATATATTTTTCGAAATTCTTATATTCTAATTTTTCACCATTTAAATAAATATTTACATCGTTATCAGTAACTGCACAAGTATCATAAACCCTTTTGATAATTACATCATACATATCATCAGTTAAACCATTTTTCATATTAAAACGAGGATAATCTGGCATAAATCTGAATATTGTTGTAGTATCTGGTTTTTTTTTATATTTTTCGATTTTTGGAGGATGTACAATGCTCATATTATTTTCAAAAATCTGGTGATAATGGGTTTTTGTGACATAATCAACGGTTTCAATTTCAAAACGAGTACTGAAAATATTAGTACATTTGGACCCCAAACCATTAGTTCCCCCTATAATTTTTTCTTCAGAATCATCATAATTAGTTGAAGTCAACATATTTCCAAAAATTAATTCAGGAATATATATATTGTGTTCCGGATGCTTTACAATTTCAATTCCTTGCCCATCATTACTAATTTCAAAAATACCAGTTTCTTTATTAATATTAACGTGAATATTTTTTACAAGAAGAACATCTTTTCCAGATTCCTTTTCACCTTTAACACGAACAGCATGATCAATTGCATTAACAAGAATTTCGTCAAAAATTTTATATAAACCAGGAATATATTTAATTGTTTTTTTAATCATTTTTTTATTTTCAACGTCAAAAATCCATGTATTATAAATATCTTCTTCGATAGATCCAATATACATACCTGGTCGAGCAAGAACATGTTCTGGTCCTGAGAGTTTTTTATATTTATCAGAAATCAATTGGTCCTTTTCCGATTTTTTAGTTACTTTAGGTGCCATGTAAATAGTTATTATGATGTATGTGTTAAATAGTTTTCAATTTTTAAAAATTGTTAATTAAAAGAAAAATAATAGAGAAATGAGGCTTTATTTAAAGAATAACGATAATGAAATAAAAATTAATTAGATTTAATCAAATCTAACTCCTTAAAATTTGATATTTTCTTTGTTGTAGAATTTCTTGAACCTGATTATGTTGTAATTGTTCACTTTCTGATTTTTTTTCGGCTTTTGATAAAACTTCGGTTATTATTTTTTCAAATTGGTTATGTAAAGCATCGACTGTTTCTTGTGGGATTGAAACATTATTTTGATATTTATTACGGGCTTCATTTAAAGCATTTTTAAACGCACTTTTTGAAATACTAAAATATTTTGAAGAAGATCCCCCTTTAATAGCTCCAGAAAGATCATGGGTTAAAATAGCAGGTCTAATCATAGAATTAGTTACATTCATATTTGTTCCAAATTCAGAACCTTGTAATTTTTCAAAGAAATTACCTGAATTAACACCAAAATATTCACTTTGAAAAACAGTATGACCATGTGCACCACTACCTCCACATTGTCTTTGTTGTTCACTACATTTAGAACCACATGATTCTTTAGTATTTTTACCACCTTTAATTGAACCTGATAAATCATGGGTAACAATAGAAGGACGAATAATAGAATTTGTAACATTCATATTTGTGCCATCTGAATTTGAGAAATAATTTCTGGAATTAATTCCAAAGTATTCGCTAGGTAATACTGTGCGACCAACAGCACCACTGCCACCGGTTTGTTTATTAAATTTACGGTGTTGTTTTAGGGCTTTTTTAATAGATTGCGATGCGAAATTTTCAATACACCTATTTAATAATTCGATAACTCTGGAGTTCGTATCTTTAAAACCAAATTTTTTAATATTTTGGCGGATTGATTTTTCAGTAAGAAATATCATTTTATATTAATAAGATATAAAAAATGAATAATAAAAATAGTAATAATATAAATATGAAAGATAATGGAAGGGTTGATACACTTTACAGTGATAACTATAATATATATAGTTTATTTGAAGATCCACCTGTAAGTCAAAAAAATTTTAATGAGGAAGCGATAAGGGGTATACATGTGAATAATGATATAAGTCGAGTTTTTTTTAGCAAAGATAATATAGACGCATTACAAGATGCTATAAGATATCAAGTATATGTTAAAACATGTAAGAAACATATAATCGATAGACAATCTGATACAGAATTAAAAGTCATAATGAGAGCTACATATTTAGAACACGCATTACATGCATCTAGAGATATATTAGCTGAAATCAAGAGATTAAATTTAATTGTAATAGATTTTTGTGTAACACGTATATTGCAAGAAATTAATATTTATATGAGATATAAGGAAGATATTACAAATTTACCAGTACCAATTGAGAGGGGTGAATTTATATCATCCAAAGGAACAAAAGTACTTCAATTAAAAAATTTCTAAATAAAATACTTTCTCAATTATATATAAATTCAAATGAGTGATGAAAATAGGAAAGTTTCATATTTTAATACATTAATTTTCACAATTTTTGCAGGTATTGTTTCATTAGTTCTTTTAGTTTTATTATATTTTAAAGGATTCAATCAATATCTTCCATTTATTATAGCTTTAGAGGTTGGTCTTTTTGGTTTGATTTTATTATGTATAACGCAAATTATTTTAAATGAAATATATTTAGATAAGTTGAAGAAAAATTTGGGGTATAAAGTAGATTTTAATATATGCCCTGATTATTATACTAAGAGAAATAATGGAAATAAAGAAATATGTTCATCTGATTATATATATATAGATAAAAATAAGAAAAAATGGATTATGAAAATTTATCCAGAAGATGATCCTAAAAATCCTACCCAAGGAGCTAGACCTTTACCAAGTATAGTATCATTTGACTATAAAGAAGGTGATGCCAAATATGAAAAATTTCCTTTAAATGAAATTGAGAATGAAAAAACATTTAAAACATATGCTGAAAAATGCGGAGTTTTAGCAAAAGATCCACAAGAACCATCATTAGCGTATCTTAAAGGTTATAATTTAGTACCTTGGACTACAATGAATTCAAAATGCGCATCTACAAATAATTGATAATAATTAAATTAATTTTTTAAATATCTATTCATAAATTTTTATTGAGTTTTTTTTTTATTTCTTTACTTATATAAAATCTGATATGTCAAGCTTTAATCAAGTACCCCAAAGAACTCCTGGTAGTTTATTTTCTCAAAATGCTCGCGCAAATCCTATAGCTGCTCCTAAAGGTATACCCAATGCATCAAAAGTTCCAGGTGCACCAGGGACTGGTATGATGTCAAAAGTTAAAGGTATGATGTCAGGTAAAACTCCTATTATATTATTGATTGTTGGTGTACTTTTGATTTTTATAATTGTTATTCTATACATATTATTTATGATGAAGAGTGGTAAACTTGCTGGTAAACAATTAACCAAAAAACCGGTTAAATTAGATGATTTAACTACAGTTTTGGAAATATCAAGTACTGAAATACCTAAAACTGTTGTTGGTAGAGAATATAGTTATTCTTTCTGGCTTTATATTGAAAACTATGATCAAACTATAGTAACTCCTACAACACCATCTATAAGTACTGCAGTTACACAAAATATAAGAAACCCTACAAATCAACAAGTTACACCTGCTGACAAATTAATCTTTTATAGAGGTACTGCTGGAGATATTTCAAATGCTAATCCAATTGTTACCATGGACGGATTAAGTAATAAAATGTTTATTGCTATTAAATGTCAAGATACAACTTTGACACCTACACCTGGAATAATAGATTATAATGCTAATTTATATAATATTAGGTATATGAATTATTTCATTAATTCAGCTCTTAAATTACGAGATACAGCAAAACCAGAGAGTGGTTCTATTAACAAATATCTTATATTAAATGTTGATTATGTACCCCTTCAAAGATGGGTAAATGTAACTTTTATTGTAGATAATAAGATTATTACTGTATATCTTGATGGAGAAATTTATAGTGTAAAAAATACTGAAGAATTCAAGACCCATAGACAACCTGAATTAGATATTAGAGGCCGACCAATTGATGTTAATATTATAGTTGATAAAACAGATAATAATATTTATGTTGGTAAAAATAAATCTGTTGGTTCTGGAAATACTGTTAATGGATATCTTGGTAAACTACAATTCTTTAATTATGCACTTGCAATGAATGATGTTAAATTAATCTATGCTCAAGGACCTATTGGAGCTTCATCTTGGTTTGGTGGTAAAGTTAATTATGCACTTCGTTCACCAGTCTATAAATTGGACGAAGCTGAATAGATTCGACACATTTGATTAATGAGACCACTAAAATTCTCCCCGATAAAACACCATGCAAATCTCTAAGACAATCTTAAATTTGTCATTTGACCATCCACAAGAACCTATTATTTCTTCTTCAGTTTCTTTAATATAATATACTTCGATCACCTGTATTAAATTCATAACAAATTAAACACATATTTTCAACATTATATCCTAATGATGTATTTTTTCTTTCTAAAGATATTTTCCAATTAATATTTTTATTGTTACCAAATCCAAATCACATTTTCTTCTTCGAATAATTTTCTTAAATTATGTAATGATGTATACATTGAGATGTAAATAAATTAAACCTAAATTGATTTCAAAATTTTTATAGATGAAAACGCTAAGAATTTTTTCTTAAGTAACATTAAATAAAATGCCTTTGGGAATTAGCACTAGTGCAATAAATATGAGTATGGTTGTACAAATAGTATTGGCTTTAGTCATAATTATAATTTTATATATAGTGACTTTAGTTGTATTAAATATTGATGCAATAGTAGTTAAAAATTCATCAAAAGTTAAACCCCACGAAACAACAATGATTGTTAGTGGGTTTGCTCCTGTTTCTTATTTAGGATATAAATCATATAATACTTATAATTCATTTGCTGATAATTTTAAAAAAATTGGTAAATCTATTAATACTACAGGTGGTTCACAATTTTCATATCAATTTTGGATGAAAATTGATGACGCAAATGATAAATTGTTCAAAGATTTAATAATATTATTAAAGGGAGATAAACGTAAATATAAGATAGGTTTATATGATCCTGGAAATCTTCAAAGACAATTGACGACGCCACCTAATCATGTAATTGCTTGTCCATTAATTAAATTTAATGATTCATATAGATCTCTTACTGTTCAATTAGGTACTGCCAATAGCCCTGTTACTGAAATTGTAATTAATATGAATCCAAATGATCCTGGCGAAGGACGTAGAAATCTCCTCAGTTTGTTACCTCTAAATTGGTATTTATTCACATTTGTATTCGAAGATAACTTTTCTTATGTATCAGGTAATGAAAATGGTATTAATTTTAAATTCTGGGTAAATGATGTTCCTTATCAAGAAAATACTGCATCAGATAACCCAGAATTAAGAAATAATACATTAAAACAAAATGATGGTGATCTATTTTTATTACCAAATCCTCCTGAATCCGGTAATTTCATGAAACTTGGAAATATTAAATATTGTAATTACGCATTAGAAGGTGATGAAATTAAAAGAACATATCAAGGGGGCCCACCAACAACAAGTGCAGTTGAAAGAGATCAAGGTAAACCCACACCCCCTTACTTAACCGCGTTCAATAAAATTGACATTTATAATCGGTGAAAAAAAATTATTATGTGCTGAATAATTTAAATTTATGTATGTTATGGACGTGAGATTTTCATAAAATATTTTGAATTTATCTTTTGTCCATCCAATATTTTCATCATTATTTGTATATAAAATAGATTTGTCAAAGATATTAAATTCCCAACAGATTAAACATACATTATCTTTTGTATAACCTTTCAGTGGATCTTTTCTTTCGATAGAAGCTGTCCAATTATTTTCTAGATATGATCCAAATTGCATAGGGATTCCTGAGTATGAGCAAAGTCCTTTTTGATCATTAAATAATTCTATTAAATAATCATGGGTTATATCATGTGAATTATCTCTTTTGTCATTATTTTTATCAGTTCTACTTTTAGTACTTCCTTTTGAGCTATTTAATATTTTCTGAATATGACCATGTGGTGTTGTAGTATGATTTTTATTTTTAATGGAAATACATTCTTTACAACCATTATTAATTTTAATATTAAATTTATTTACAGGTTTAATTTTATCACATTTTGTACAATTATAATGGTCAATTCCATCTATAACTGTCTTAATAATTTGTTCACGATATCTAAAAGGTTTTTCTTTTTTTGTAAAATCAACCAAATTATTTTCAATATTTTTATTTAATATTTCCATCATCTCAAGAATTTTACTTTGACTCCATTGACAAACACCATTAAATTCTAGACAAACCAAACATATATTATCTTTTACATATCCGAGTTCATTATTCAAACGTTCTAATGAAATTTTCCATTCATTTTTATCATAATTCATTGGAAGTTTAGAATAATAACACAATCCCTTTTGATTTTCCCATAAATCATTTAGATCATCGGTTGTAATATCAAATGTTCCCGCATTAATTCTTCCATTGATGAATTTTTTCTTTGCATCACTTTTTGCAGCTGCTAATAATTTAACTAGATATTCTTTCAATGTTTTAACATAATCTTCTCTATATTTAATACTACAAATTTTACATTCAGATTTGTATATATCTCCATACTGTTTATAAAAATCTTCTACAGGTTTTTCAATTTCACACTTACTGCAAATTTTTGTTGTTATAATGGGTTTTTCTACTATATTCGGTTTCTCATTATTTGATTTATTTAAATTACCAGCTTTATTATTACATTTTTTGCATATATTGCGACCAATCCTAAAATCGTTGATATTTTTTAAAATATCACATTTATTGCACTTTTTCTCTTCATCTTGATTTGTATTTTGAGATAATTTGATTAATATATTCTTAATATATTCATTTTTACATTTCTTACACATGGTTTTATCATATTTATTCATTTTATCTTCATTTATTTCAGATTGACAAACACGACAAGTCATATTTAAATGTATGCCTTTTATTTTAAATTACTTTCAAATTTTTTTTAAGTACTTAAATATAATTCATTTGTATAAGTAAATAAACCTAATGGGAGGAGGAAGTTTGCAATTACTTTTATTTGGCCAACAGGATATATATTTAAAATCGAACCCGAGTATAACATTTTTCAAGAAGGTTTTTAAAACATTTTCGAATTTTGCAATGGAATCAATCCGAGTTGATTTTAATGGAAATGCTGATACAAATATATATGATCAGACTATATTAAAGGTAAAGATTCCTAGACATGCTGATTTGATAAGTCAAATGTATTTAGTATTTGATATTCCTGAAATAATTTCAGACAATGTTTTAAATTTTAGATGGATACCTAATATAGGTGAAGCGATAATAGATAATTGTTATATAACAATTGGTGGAAGTTTAGTTGATACACAATATGGTGAATATTTGCATTTATTTAATAGTTTAAATTATACAGCAGATAGAAGAGATTCATTAAATAGGATGTCTGGTAATGTTATACAATTAAATAATCCAGAACAATTTGCATTACTTACAAATAATTTATCGAATCCACCATTAAGATATAGAATAGGAAGTGCATATCCTATATATACCCCATATGATCCTAATAATCCAAACACATATACTCCATCAATTCCAACAAGAAAGATATATGTTCCATTAACATTTTGGTTTAATAGAGATGTGGGGAATGCATTACCATTAGTAAGTCTTCAATATAGTGAAGTTGAAGTTACAATAGTTCTAAGACCTTGGATACAGTTATATAAAGTATTTTATAATATTGGTGGTAATCAGGATTTTTATGCACCAAATTTGTATATACAATCCCATCAATTATCAAAATTCGTTTCAAATGTAAAAAGGAATTTTCTTGTATCAAATACAGTAATAGATTGTGGATGTTATCTAGAGATCAATTATATATATTTAGATAAGATTGAAAGACAATATTTTGCTTATAAACCATTAGACTATTTAATTGAACAAGTTGTAAGAGTTCAATCTAAGGCTATAACTGCAACTACAATAGTAGATATGGTATTACAAAATCCAGTGAAGGAGATAATATGGGTTTTACAAAAGAGTGATGTTAATATTAGAAATGATTGGTTTAATTATTTAGATAAATCGAGAAAAATTATGTTGAGTGCAAAAATTATGTTTAATGGTGTTGATAGATTTAATGAAAAAGAGTCCGAATATTTTAATTATTTACAACCATACCAACATCATACTGGTAATGCTACAGATGGTTTATATGTATATAGTTTTTCTATTGAACCTGAAAAATTTCAACCCTCTGGTTGTTGTAATATGTCAAGAGTAAATAATATCCAGTTTTATATGACATGTAATGTTCCGAGTAATAATTCTTATACATATAGTGCTACATACTATGTGGTTAACTATAATTTCCTCAGAATTTCGTCAGGGCTTTGTGGAGTTGTTTATAGTACTTGAATTATTTTTATCGTTTTTTAAATAAAAATTGTTTGGTTACACTTAACCTTAGAACATTTATATTTGAATAATTTGTCTTCTGATTATCTGGGTATAAAGATATAAAATATTTAGTAGAACATTTTTGGTTTTTCTATTATAAAATATATGAGTTAAAAATATATAATAATGAGTTTCTTTGGTTTTGGAAATGCTACAAAGTCTTCAACTGAAGCTAAATCAACATCTGTTTCTTTTGGAGCAAATCTACCAGTTGGTAATAAAGCGTTATCAGCGGAAATTTCTGAAGTAGGACAGAAATTTGTAAAGACGAATAAAAAGTATAGGGATGAAATTGATAAATATAAGAAGATAGCAGATTTTAATAAAAAATTATCTTCAAGTTATATAGCTAATGTTCATGCTATTATTGATGTCAGTAAATTATTAAATGACTATTCATTATTTTTTAATATCTTAAAGGAGGAGATTAATAAGACTGAGGGACAAATTGGTACATTACAATCTTCTGATATTCAATATTTAGAGAATTTAACAAAGGCTAAAATGGAAGAGTTTAGTCATAAATTTATTGAACAATCTGAGAAGGTTCGTGGTTTATATACTAAATATGGACAAGAATCTGAAGCCAAGACTATTTCAAGTGCTCAAGAACAATTGAAGAATACTATTTCAAATGCAGGAGTTACTTATAATAGTTTAATAAATGAAACACGTAAAACAGATGGAGATATACGTAGATCAGAGGGTCAAAGTTCAAAATCATCAACATCATTTTTTGGTGGGTCTAAGAAAAAACGTGTTACAGCTTCCAAAAAACGTGTTACAACTTCCAAAACCAAAAAGAGTAATTTAAAATGATTTAAAGATTTACCTTAATTAATATTTAAATAAATGAGTGAAGAGATTAAGAAAAAAAGGGGTAGAAAACCAAAAGCATTGGTAGATATAAAAACAGAAGATTCTGATCCCATTATAATTAATTCTACACCTTTAGAAGAACAAGAAACTTTAAAGAAAAATAAACGTGGAAGGAAACCAAAATTTGTATATAGTACACAAGATATTACACAAATTCAACAAACATCTTTATCTGATGATGAAAATATTATTGTTAGATTAAATATAAATGAAAATTTAAATAATTTTGACGATTCATGTAATTTAGGAGAGTGTAATCGTAATTTTGATGATGAGCATCCTTATGCTTATAATAGAGATGAATATTGTAATTTATCAAATATATCTGAGATTAATGAAAATTTGTTTAATGTTGATAATAGCAATAATATTAATATTAATGAAGTAGCAACAAATCAACATGATCTTAAAATTGTAAATTTACTTAAAGATTTTGAAGAGAAAAACAAAGTGAATGAATGGCCAAGTAATACTTCTATCTGTTGTTATTGGTGTTGTCATAAATTTGATAATGCACCATTTGGTATTCCGGTTAATTTTACAAATAATAATTTTGATGTTTTCGGGTGTTTTTGTAGTTTAGAATGCGCATCTGCTTATAATTTTAAGATGCATGATAATATTGATGAAATGTGGGAGAGATATAATTTAATGAATTTGTTATATCGGAGATTAAATTTGGGTAAAATAGTTAAGCCTGCACCAGATAGATTATCACTTAAAATATTTGGAGGATATTTAGATATTAATGAATTTAGGAATTATTTTAAGAGTTGTAAATTGATTAATGTAAATTTTCCTCCAATGTCTTCATTAACTCAACAAATAGAGGAAATAAATGATTATGAACTCAATAATGATTATAAATATATTCCCCTTGATCAAGATAGAATAGATAAATATAAAGCTAAAGTTATGTTTAAAAGAAATAAACCTTTAATAAATAAGAATTCTCTAGAATCTTCAATGAATTTGAAATACAATTAAAATTGTTGTATTATATAAAAGATGAATAAGAATTGTGTTTATACAGCCCAAGGTTTTCTTGCTTGTAAAAATCAGGAAAATGTTCAAAAAGAACAAATTAATAAACAATTAATTGGTCGTGAAACATTTGCACAAGGTGGACAATGTACAGAAATAAACAAGAAATTTTTAACATTGATGCAAAATGATGCAGCATGTACTCAACAAACAGATTCAGTAACAGATCCTACAAAATGCACATATAAAGTTGTTTGTAATAATCTTGCAAGTTCCCAAACAAGTACAAATGATCCAATGCAAGCAAATATGAAGAAAACAGGAGCTTGTACAACTATGAACAATGATTTGAATAATTTATTATCATCATATAAATGTTCAACTGATTTTCATCCAGACAAATGTACATACAATTTTACATGTCTTGATTAATAATTTTTAAAATTAAAATTAATATTTTTTATAATTTTTTTAATATGTATATATAAAATGGTAAAAAAAGAACAATATACAATAGAACCGATAGATGTTGATGGTGATGGGATTCCTGACGGAGATTTGGTTTCAAAATATGTTAATGGGAAATTGATATCTCGAAAATTTGTACCATTAACTAAATTAAAAAAAATTGCAGATAATTCATCATCAAAATCAAAAACAAATGTTCAAGATAATTCATCCAAAAAATCAAAAGTAATTTATAAAAATTTACCAAATGTTCAAGATACAGATAAACCTGTTTTAGTTCAAGATACAACAGGTATCGCTCAATATATTAAACAAGGAGCAGCAACACAAGCCGGTAGATTAGCTACTGATGCTGTTGTAGATGGTATTAAAGGTCTTTTTGCTGGTGATGAAGAATAGATTTAATACCATTTCACTTTTAATTTAACATTTTCATCATCATCTTTTCCCTTCTTTTTCTCAAGAAACCCTAGTAATTTTCCTTTAGAATCATCTGGATTTATTTCATAAATATTCATAGCTTCATTGTCGGATATATAGTATTTAACACCCTTTATTTTTTTAACATAAACACATTCACTTATTATTTCATCTTCATTGGATTCATCCTTGGGTTCTTCAATAGGTTCGCTCTTGAATTCTTCATAAGGTTCTTCATCCTTAGGTTCTTCAATAGGTTCGCTCTTGAATTCTTTATTAGGTTCTTCATCATTGGATTCTTCCAGGGGGTCTTCCTTATTAGATTTTGATTCTTCTTTAATTGGTTCTAAAATTATATTTTCTTCTAGAATTTTTGGAACATCATTAATATTATTAATATCACTATTATTAATTAATAGGACGTCATCGGATAAGTCTAATCCACATAATTTTAATAAGCCACCTCTTTTTACTGGTTCAAAATTATTATTAGTTTCTTTTTCCTTTTTGAGTTTTTCACGAAGTTCTTCAATTTCTTTTTTAAGTTTGCAGTTTTCTTTTTCGATCATAACAACATGAGATACTTTTGTAAATTGTTTATGATTATCTTCTAAAGTTTGTACTAAAGATTTATAATTTCTAACTTCACAGACAAGTTTAACAACAATATTATTATGATCTTCTGATTCTTTAAGTAGAATATTATTTTTATATATTAAATCTTGTAACATTTTTGAAATCTCAGTGTGTTCTTCTAGAGCATTATTATATTTTGTAGTAATTTCATCTATTTTTTTATTTAAAAAATTATTTTCTTCATAGATGGATTTAATTTTGTTATTTAATGAAATGATATTAGCATCATATCTTGATTGTAATATATGTAGATCTGATATTACATTATTAAATATGCTCATATTTTCAGATGGTATATCCATATTTAATAATTAACTCTAAACTTATTTAAGTAATATTAACATGTTTAAATTAAAAATGTCTGATTTTGAAAATAAAAATAACGCTGAATTATTTGATATCATTTCCAAACAAACCGGTATTAATGATCATTTATTAATTGAGAGAACATATTATGAATGTGATAGTGATTCTACAAAGACCATTTACAAGTTAATGGAAATAGAACTACCTGAATTAAGAGAGAAAAAACCGAGAGATGTTTTTGATGATTTAAGAGAAATTTGTGATCAGAAAGATGAGATTTTTCAAGATATAATGAAAAAAAATAGGGAAAACCAGGAGAAAAATGGTCTGCCACCAGTTATTGAGAATGAGAATGAGAATGAGAATGAAAACGAAAATGAATCAAATGAGAATGAAGAATCAACCTAATATTTAAGGGATTATAATAATATTTAAATTAAAATGACTGAAGCTTTAAAATTACAATTAGTAGAGGGTAATGAATATATTATATGTTTGAAACCGAATTCGGGAAGTTTTCGTAAAGGGGGAGGTTTTGATAACGAAGGTGATTATGAAAGAATATCAAATCATAAATTTTTCTTAAATAGAAAAGTAACATTTATGGGTTATGATAAGGAATGGAAGGGAAAAAACAAAAGCTTCATTTTTTGTGATAAACATATAAAATTATATGAAAATTTAAAAGAAAAAGATGATTATGATGCATTTATGCAGATGACTTTTATTTGTGTATCTCATAATGATAATGATGGAAACTGGTTTTTTCATATAGCAGAGGATAGATTTGAAATCATTAATTCTACATAACAGAAATCATATATTTTAAAATACTTTCTCTATTAAAATATTTTTCTGTAAATTTTAAAGCTGAAATGGCTTTATTTTTACCTTTAGATTCATCATTAATATATTCTTTAAGTATATCATTAATATTTTCGATATCAACCATTTGAACAGCATCATTAAAATCTGAAAACTTGTAAAAATATTCATAAAACTCAGATTTCACTTTGAAAATGCAACTTCCTAATTTCATCATATATGGAAGTTTCCAAGCTGTTGCTATACCATCAATATCTATTATATATTTATTTTTCCCTTGATCAGGCATATTGATAAAATCTTTAAGTTCAAAATTTCTATATACCTTTTTAATTAAATTAATGTTACTATAATCTAATTTACCAGTGTCTTGTTGTAAAATTGTTGATTTTGTAAGTGTATTAATTCCAACATCAAAAAATTTTTTTGGGTAATCTATTTTATTTTTAATTGAAATCTCATCTATATATTTTAAGATATTCAATCTAATATTTTTATTTACATCATTAGGATATAATGATGTATTAGAACCTCGAAAAACCAGTTTATTTTCTTTTTCTTTAAAAGGAATTAACTTGGGTTCATTGTTGTATAAATTCCTGCAAGTATCTCCGAAACTTAACTTTGTAACTATTTCCCATAGATCAGGTGTTGGAATAGGAATATCTGCGTATTCTTCTGAAGAGCATGGTGAGTAAACTGGCATATAATCATTAATATTGTGTTTTTCAACTGATTTATAAATATAAAATTTAAATTCCTTATGTAATACAGGTCTATCAAAGTAATTTACAAAAAAAACCTTGTTTTTAATTTTGTTTTGGGCAATCAAATATCTAAACATATTGAGATAACAAGATGAGTAGTAATCACTTGATTGATATGAATGACCCCATTGCCATATAAGAGTATTCATCATCACTAGATCATTAGGTTTATCTAAATCTATCTCATGATATGTTTTTTTACATGATAAATCATATGTTTTTCCCATAGATATATATTGTGATTTAATGACACTGGATTTTGCTTTTGGAAATTTATTTTTAAGAATCTCTTTGTAATCTTTTCCATAGTATTTTTCCAATAAAGTCATAGTTTGTTTGGTTTCTTTCTTTTGGCCTCTATTTTGACAAAAATATCCATTTACATTTCCTTCTGAATCAACAGTTATTACTAGAAAATATCCAACATAATTCCACATAAAATCCAATGTATTATCGAATTTATTTTTATCTAGGTTTTTAATATTATCATAAACATATGATGTAAATTTTGCTAATGATTGAGACTTATCTATAATATTAAAATCATATTTAAAGCAAAAGTTTTCAAGATAGTTTTCTTTTTCAAAATGGATCGGTTTTTTATTATATAATAATCTTAAATCTGGAAATTTAAGACCCATAACATTATAAATATATTTGATAGTATCTGGGTTGTATTTACTAACGAGAATATGAGGATCAAGAATATTATTATGATATGAATTATAGAAGTATACATTCATATAATACAATATACATAATTCGCGTCCAATAATATGATTTATTGGTATATTTGCTGTTATTTTCGTTTTAAGAATATGTTTATTTTCAAGATCTAAATATATATCAAGGTTATGATCACTGATTGCTTTTTTAACCTTGCCAGAATTTTTGTTAAATTCTGAGAAATATTCATTTTCAGTATCAATGGCTTTTAATTTATGAGTAGTAATGAGATGATCTTTCGAAAGTAGAATACGAATTGGAAATATTTTTTCTAGTTCAATAGATTTATTATCGTTATTAATGAATATATGAGTTTTTGTTAGTAAATATCTGATAAAAACGTCATTTTTAAAAAGGGAGTAAGGGTTCATCGCCATTGCAAAATAATTTTCATTGCATTTGTAAAAACACCCGATAGTATCAAAAAATCTTCCTAGAATAATTTGTTTTTTCCTTTCGAAGAAAAACTCATCTCTTTTACAACTAATAAGTAGTTTATGACCATGAGTACATTCAATATTAAGCTGTGAAATTTTATCAGATTTAATACGTTTATAATTTTCATACTCTGGGTCTATTTTATCAAGGAATTTCATGAGATTTGAAAAATATAATTTGTTACAATCTTTTGGATCGAAATGATATTTATAGACCTCCATTAAATTTAATTTTAATAAAGGTATTTAAATTATCTTTTAAGAAGTTATATAAATGACTGTTCGCAAAAGTTTAGAAAAATATACTGTTTCTGAGTTAAAAGAAAAAGCCAAATCCAAGAAAATCACTGGATATTCCAAGATGCTTAAAGCTGAATTAATTGCTGCTATTAGAGCGGTTCATGCTAAACGTGTTGCGAAGAAAGGTACAAAGAGTATGAAGGGAGGTGAAGTTGAAGATTTTTGTGGAGATTTAAACGAATGTAATGAAAAAGCAACTTCTTGTACAGTGGATGACGATGATGAAAATTTATTTTGTGGTCCATTAATAAAAGTAGGAGCTGGCAAGAAGAAAAAAACTATTAAGGGGAAAAAAGGGGGAGCGAAACATAATTGTATCTTTGGACAAGATCATTGTAATAAAAACCCTAATTTCGCAATAAATTGTGATTCATCCCAGGGAGCTGGCTTTATAAAATGTTGCAGATCTCCAAACTTTTGTAATTAAAAGACATCAAAATATAATTTATAAAAATTTGATTGCGTTTATTTTTTAAAAACTATTTAAGGCAATACTTTTAAATAATTAATATAAAATGGCTAAAGATAAAGATGGATCTAAAGATGAATCTTCCTCTTATGTTTTGGAAATTAAAACAGTCCAAAGTCAGGCTTTCAAAATTCTAATTGAAGCCTTAAAAGAGCTTCTAACAGATACATGTGTAGAATTTGATGAGACTGGTATGAAAATCGTATCCATGGATACTTCACATTGTGTCCTTGCGCATCTCAAGTTAGACGCCTCTAAATTCGAATTTTATAACTGCGAATCCAAGATTACCATTGGTATTAACATGTTGAATTTCTACAAGTTAATTAGGACTATTAATAGCAATGATACATTGACTCTTTTCATTGAATCTAGTGATATTAATCATTTGGGAATTAAGATTGAAAATGGTGAAAAGAACAGTAAGACCACTTATAAACTCAATCTATTGGATCTAGATAATCAAAAGATCACGATTGATAATGCAGAATTTAATACAATTATTAATTTACCCAGTGTTGATTTCCAGAAGATTTGTCGTGATATGAATAATATTGCTGAGAATGTGGAAATTAAGAATATTGCAAATCAACTTATTTTGAGTTGTAGGGGGGATTTCTGTAATCAAGAAACAATTATCGTTGATAATGACAATGGAGTTAACACAATTAATGCCAAGAAGAATGATATTGTTCAAGGGGTATTTAATTTGAAATATCTAGTGCTATTCACTAAGTGTACAAATCTATGTTCAACAGTGGAATTATTGCTAAAGAATGATTATCCTTTGGTTATTAGATATATGGTGGCGAGCCTAGGTGAGCTCAAATGGTGCTTAGCACCAAAGCAAGATACAAGTTAAAATATTTATTTTATAAAAATGTTCATAAAAAGCATCAATTGTAATTTAAAATTTGATATAGAATTATTATTTTTATTATTTAAAATGGCTAACGACACATCACAATGGACATTTTATGATTTTGACAAAAATTGGGATGAGTTTTACAAAGTTTGGAAAACAGATGATGTCCAAAATATTTTGAAAAAAGACATGGATAATTGGTGTATTAATGAAGCATCTTATACGTATATGGATGATGGTACTCTGATTGAGTCAACATGGTCAAAAGGTAAACCATTATGGCATTTATCGAGAACTAATTATCATTATACACATGTATGTAATGTTGTTGAAGATCGTATCAAAAAAGAGAGAATGGTTTATCATTATAAAAAAAGCATGGAGCAAGTTTTCCCATCAAAATATATAAAAATGTCATATGGTGATTTGTATGAAGAATTTTCGTCGATATGTTTTGAAAATATTATAAATGAATGTTCACCTAAACCTCATACAATAGAATCGTTGATTCTTGTAATGGGGAAAAATTATATATCAGGTGCATTACACGCTTGTGCATTAAAACTTTTCCCTGATAATAAAGTAATCTTTTATAATGGAAATGGAAAAAATAGTGATACAGATAATGATGAAATATATATTCTGGAAAAAAAGATTGTATTTGATCTATTAGATTTCTATTATGTGACAAGAGATAATTCTAAAATAGTTCCAAAACCAAAATATATTCCAAGTGTGTGGGATAATGAATCTGAGATATCTATTGAATTTTCAGACGAGGAAAATAGTGCAAATTCAGATTTTGAATATGATAGTGAATAATATTATAAAATTTGATAAATATTTGTGTTATTTTTTAACACTGTTAAATATGTCGAGTTGGGTGTTTTTTGATTTCGAAAAACATTGGGATATATTTTATAAAGCTTGGCAATCTGATACAGTTCAAGATTTTCTTAAAAAGGATTTAGATAATTGGTGTTGGACTGAGACATATAATGTTAATACAAAACCTTTGTGGCTTCAAAATGAACCAGAATGGTATTTAGAATTAATTAACTCTAAATCATATTTGCCACCTATATGTAATAGAGTCAATGATATAATTCATAAAGATCAGATGGTATTTCACTATAGAAAATCTATGGTCCATAAAAATCCTAAAAAATATATTAAATTTGAAGTCAAAGATATTCGTAAAGAATTTTACGAATTGTCATTTGACCGTTTATATAACGCAATTGAATCACAACCTCATACTCTTGATACATTAGTTGATTTTGTAGGATATAATAATATTTCTGAATCATTATATGAATGTGCTATACAAATATTTGATAAAGATGATGTATCAGTTCATAATAATATAGTTTATATTCCCAATATGAAAATTACATTTGATTTGATTCGATTTTATGAGGATAGAATCTATAAACCAGTTTAAAAGATATATTTAACTTTGTACATTTTCTAATTTTGTTATTATATCTCTATAGCTTTCATATACAATAGATGATACAACTTTTTTAGTTCTGATATGATATTCTAACGTACTGTTTTCTATTGCTAACTTTGATACTTGGGATTTTAAATTTATATTATCATCTTCTATATTTGTTACTTGGATTGTTAATTTATCATTTAACAATCTTAAATTGGTGATTTCAGATTTCAGTTTATATAAATATTCATCGAGTTCTCTTTGATCAATTTGTGCCATGAGTCTAAAATTATAATTAGATTGATATATTATTTTGTATATTAGAACTCATTCTAATAATATTTAAAATATTATTTAAAATAATGTAGCTATGAACTATATATAAACATATAAATAAAATAATTAATAATGTCAAAAAGATGCTGCTTCTGTAACATTCGTGTAAATTTATTAGGTTTTGAGTGTAAATTTTGCAATAATAATTTATGTGCTAAACACAGACTTCCGGAAGATCATGATTGTAAGAGTATGGATTTATTAAAAAATCAATGTAAGGAAATGAATCGAAAAAAACTAGAGAGTGAAAGTGTTAAAGATACAAAAGTAATTCAAATTTGATTTTAAAAACGTATATTTTTTAAATTAAATTTGAATTTAAAGACAATTTTAGTAAGTAAATTAAATAATTTATTTTGAAAATGTATTCTAATAAAGTTACGTATTCACCTAGTAAACCTTTAGAGACTATTAAGCTTTGTACAAATTGTAAATATTACAAACCAGTGTTGTTTAGGAAAATTGGGACTTGTGAAATGTGTGGAGAGATTGATATTTCTAATGGTAATATTAAAGATATTTTAACGGATAGAGCAAGAATTAATATTTGTGGAGAGGAAGGTAAATATTATGAGAAGAAAAATAATGAATTTAAAATTCCACATTTGGTTCTCCAATCAGATATAGATAATGTAATGTATGTTGTGACGCCTATTTTATGGGCATTTATAATCGTTATTTCTTTAACTGCTGCAACTTTAAAGATTCATAAATAAATTAAATCTTATTTAAGAATTTGAATTATTAATACATTAATGGTAAAAGTTAAAGATACAAGTCCATTTTCTGCAGATTATGAATCAGAAGACGATAGTGTGACGACAGAAGAAAATAATGAATTTGAAGTAAATAGTAATATAATTTCAGTAAATGTAAATGATAGTGAGAAGTATATTAAAATTGATACAAGTATGAATGACGGGTTTTTTGGATTATATCAATCAGGTATAAGTCAAAAAACATATGAGAATTTTCTAAAAGATTATTCAAAATTATCTACCACAGATGATTTTACATTATATATTTATACCAATGGGGGAAGTATGTTTTACACTGTTTTAATTGCAAATATTTTGTCAAATCACAAGGGTAAAATAACGGCTCTCATTACTAAATATGCAATGTCTGGGGGAACATTATTAGCACTTATGTGTGATAATATTCAAATGACAGAAAATGCATGTTTAGGATGTATTGATCTTCAACTACATTTACCTATAAAACATGTTTTACCTACATTAACAAATTTTAGACATACAAATTTTTTTTGTAGTCTAGGTTATGATCTTCTATTTTCATATGAAAGCACTTATGAAACAAGGATTAAATCTCTTTTAAGTAAGAAACATTCGAAAGAGGATTCAGATATTATTTATGAATTTTTCTGTAATCACACGGATCACGAGATTCCTATATTTTTCAATGAATTACCTAATAATCTTAATGTTTCATTATATACAGCTGAAGAAAAACAGGAAAACCCAGAAGTTAAAAATGACAATGCTGCAATTCAACAAATGATGAGTATGATGATGGGAGGTTCTTCCTCAAAAATGTATTAAAAATTTGATTTTTATTTTATAACTTATTTATTTATAATTTATAACTGTAATGAATTTAATTGCATTATGTGCATCTCATATTAATTGTAAGGAGCGTTTACACTCTATTCAAATTATGATAAATAGTTTATTAGATCAAATAGAACCTATAAATATATTTATTAGCATAAGTTCTGAAAAAGAATTTTTAGATGAATTGAATGATATTATAAATTCATATTATAATAAATATGATGTCATAAAATTTATATTTCATTCTCAGAAACAATCTCAATTTGAACATTATAAGTCACTATTAAATCTATATATTAACAAAAAAAATGAGACATGGTGTTTATTTTGTGATGATGATGACTTTTGTAATCCATATAGATCTTCCTTTTATAAAACAGAAATCATAAAAATAATAACCAATCAAAAACATAATTCAATAGTGTATCCAAAATATCAATCAATATATTTTGCATGTAGTGAAGTGCAACATTTTTGTAAAGAAGATGAAGGTTATAATATTTTAGAATCTACATATTCTAAATATCATTTATCAAAGATAACATCATTACTTGATAAGAACGAAGCTAAAATTACAGATGGTGGACAGGATTATTTCATGTTTTGTTGTCGAATTGATGTATTAAAATTCTTTTTTGAAGTTGTAAATAATGATATTTTAAAGGATTTAGGGTGTGATTTAGTATTTAGAAATTTATTACGTTGTTTACCATGTAAAATAGTTGATAAAGATAAAAATGATAATATGAATAATTGGTTATATGCTCATACAAGAAATTATGCATTAAAACCTGCAACTTTAGATGTTGATTATGATAAAATTATCCAAAAATGGTCAAATATAAAATATGATTTATCTTTTAAATGGGAATATCTTGACCATTCAAAATTTTTTGATTTAAATATGACACAATTTAGAAATATGTATTAATAATTGAATCAATTATTTTCGAAAATAAAAATAAATAATAATCAGAGAATTAGAAACAATATTATATGTTATAGAAGAAGTATGTATTGATGATAATGGATTTATTGAATTAGCAATGTTACGTGCTAAAGTTACGTATACAAAACAATCTAGAAAACTCATTTTTATTATATAAAGACAAAGTTGTTTTTAAATGAAAAAGAAATAAGATGTGTATTAATTGTAATATTCCACTACCAGTTGCTATGGATATCATCGTGAAATATGATTTACCATTTGGATGTATTATGACTAATAGAGAATTGGCGAATATTTGTAATCCACTAATACGAGGTGGAGGATTAGCTGCATTAATGTCTGGTGATGTACCAGATAATTATTTTGATAAAGGATTAGATGATATAAATTATACAACACTTCAGAATTATGATTGGATATTAGAAAAAATAGAGGATACTAAATGGGGTAAAATAAGATGTGGTAAGATTGTTAAAAAGGATGTGTGTGAAGAAGAGTTACAAAATGAAAAGAAAACATCTATAGAAATATTAGATGAGATTTGTAAAGTTTGGTATAAAGATATTTAACAAATATTATAAAAATTCACCAATATTTTATTAGATTCTTCAAGGCTTTCTGGGTGAAATAAACAACCATATATTTTCGGTTTATATTCAAAAGCACATGGATTCATTTTACCTCTGAATTTAAACCATGCTAATTCTTTGATTTTCTTTGATGCAATAGGCAATATCTGATCTGAAAAGCAAAAATGTAAATTTTTTATTGGCTCAACACCTTTAAAAAGAGGGTGATCTGATAATTCGACTCTAGAAGATTTACAAAAGTATTTATCACCAGTATCTTTCAAATTCCCTCCGTATAACATGTGTAACAATTGGCATCCGAAACAAATACCAAGAATAGGGACATTATATTCGAATAAATAATGTAAATTGTGGACATATTTATCAAAATTGATTTTTCTAGTTAATTTCATAGGGCTTCCTGATAAAATTATCCCTTTAACTTTAGATTTATCAATAGATTCATCTATTCCTTGAACAACTTTATATTCAATATTATTTTTTTCAAATGCATCTTTAAAGTTTTTAATATTAGCAGTTCGAATAGAATTTTTAATATTATTGTCAACAATTAATATCATATATATTATAATATTAAATATTATAATATTATATAAAAATGAATTCTCAAAATGAATCTATTTCTGATTTTGAAACTATAAGTGAAAATATAGTGAATTCTGGATATTACCCCCCTGCTTATGGTAATAACGCAAAATTTTTTAATTATGCTATCCCAAGTATCAGTAAAGATGAAATAAAGCTTGCATTTAAATGTCTTTTAAATGATTTATCAACAATTAATAATTTAACAATTGATGATTTATCAATTGTTGATAAAAGCGGTATTATATTTGGATCTAGTGGTATATTTAAATTTGATGTTAGTAAAAAAGGATGGTCAACATTAGGATCATGCAAAGAATTTAATGGACAAATAAGTATTAATAAAATGAACGATTTGGCAAAAAATTTAATTGGCGAATTTAATTTTCCAAAAGAAAATGAAAGATATGATAATAACAATTATAAGAATATATCAATTGAATTAATGTTAACTAAACTTGCAAAATATAGTCCTCCTACTAAAAGTACAACAGGTGGTAAAAAACAAACCAAAGAAAGAATCATGTTGGGTGGGAAGAGTAGAGTTATTTATATTGGAAAACGAGGTGGAAAATATGTGAAACAAAATGGTAAATTTGTTTCAATTAAAAAAATATAGTTTTTGTAAATTTTTTATAATTTATTATCTAAATTTTCCTTAGGTATATTAATAGTAGAGTCATTGTGTATATTTTCGATATTAGATCTATATAAGATATCGCCATAATATTTTTGGGGAATATTGAAGAATTCTTTATTAGCTAACGAATCATTTTTCAACCATATTTTAATAATGCAAAAATGTTTTTTAGGACTTGTGGAAATTCCATTTACAATATCCCATAAATCTTTTTTTTCTTCTTTTAATAGACATTCACCTAAAAGTTTAATAGTTAAATCTTCCCAAAATTCGGGTAAATGTTCTTTTAGAATTTTAATAGATAAACACCCACCGTTAATATTATTAATATCATCCCAACAAGGAAATACATGTTCTCTCATAATAAAAAAGATTCCTTTATGTACTTGTGGCTTTAAACAGTTCATATTCTCCCAATATTGTTCAACACTACTAACATTAGATAACCGTATATAACTTGGAATAGTCCAATCGATATCTAATGGATCGTGAAAATAAACATTCCAGACATCATTTAAAAAAATTTCATCATCCATAATGTTATTCTTCATGTTATAATTAATAATTCTTTTCCTTTATATGTTTTTTCATCAAAAGAATCATCCATCATTAATTTTAATATTGAATCGTTATTAACAGTATCTTTATTATAAAAAAACATTTGTAACATTTTAATAATATCATATGTTTCTAAGTATTTATTTTCTAATATAAAATGTTTAAATTTTTCAAATTCATGTGTTAAGTCATTATTATCATCAAAAACAACATATAAGAATTTTTTATTATATTTATTTTCATTGTTGATATTGTTTAAAGAGGGTAAATTTAGATGTGTATTTTTATCAATAATTATATAATATTGTTCATTTCCATAAAGAACAGAGCATATATATATATTATGTTTATCAGTTGATACATATTTTCTAAAATTAACTAAGTTATAATTTTCATGAATATTACATCCAAATATATATAAAATATATAAATAGATAATCATCAATGTATTATCGTAGTTGTAGATACTAACGTATCTCTTTTCATTAATGTTATAAGATCCATATGAAATTAAATATCCATCAAATAGTTCATGTTTCATTGAAGTTATAGAGTTTTTATACAATTTATACATATAAATCCATATATTCATAAAAAAATCGATGATATCTATGAAAAACATTTTAGATACATATAAAATATAATCTTTAAATATTGATTAATTACTTAAAAATAATATAAATAATTAATTAAATGGTAAAGATTACGAAAGCATTTATTGGTCAGTTGCGTAAAAATCCTGTGGATGTACTAAAGGGTTTATCTGAAGATGAAATAGCAACCATTATACAGAAAGCTAATCATAGTTATTATAATAGTCAAGACCCTTTATTTTCTGATAATTTATTTGATATGATAAAGGATTATTTAGAGAACATTAATCCAAACCATCCAATTTTAAAAAATGTGGGGAGTGTTGCTGAAGGAGAGAAAAAAGAGATTCTTCCATATTTTATGGGGAGTTTAGATAAAATTAAAACAGATGAAAAGGCTATTGAAAAATTTAAAAAGGAATTTCCAGATGAATATGTTGTAAGTGATAAATTAGATGGAAATTCTGGAATGATATATTCAAAAGGTGGGGAGGTTAAATTATTTACTCGCGGGGATGGGACAATTGGTCAAAATATTTCACATCTTTTACCATTTATTAAAAATGTAGGTAAATTTACAAATAAAGCAGAAGTAACTTTACGCGGAGAGTTAATTATTTCAAAAGCAGATTTTGAAAAAGTAAAAGACAAGGGTGCAAATGCGAGAAATATGGTGGCTGGACTTTTAAATGCAAAAGTTCCTGATTTGGAATTGATACAATTGGTACAATTTGTTGCTTATGAATTAATAACTCCGAAATTGAAACCGGAGGATCAATTTAAATATATGAAAGATCTTGGATTTAAACCAGTTTTTAATCAAAAAGTAAATGAAAGTAAATTAACTGTAGATGAGTTATCTAAAATATTATTACACAGGAGAAGTATAAGTGAGTTTGAAATTGACGGAATTGTTGTATTTCATAATATATTACATAAACGTGTTAAAGAGAATCCAAAATATGCTTTTGCTTTCAAGTCTCTCTTAACTATGGAACAAGCAGAGGTGATTGTTTCAAATGTAGAATGGAATATGTCAAAAGATGGATATTTAATACCAGTAGTAAATTTTAATCCAATATCTTTAGCAGGAGTTACAATAAGGAGGGCGCACGGTTTCAATGGTAAATTTATTCAAGATAATAAAATTGGACCAGGTTCTAAGATAGTTATTATTAGGAGTGGAGATGTTATTCCTTATATAAGTGAAATTCTTTCTGAATCTGAAATAGGAAAAGGACAACTGCCAGATGTAAAATATGTATGGTCAAAAACAGGTGTTGATATTATGTTGAGCAAGGAAGAACAAAAGGATTCAGATGAATTAAAGTTTAAAAATCTCGAGTACTTTTTTGATAAGATTGATGTAAAGGGATTAAGTTCTGGTAATTTAAAGAAAATTTATGATTCTGGCAAAAAAACAGTAAAGGATATATTAAATATTACAGTTGCAGATTTACTAAAGGTAGATGGTTTTAAGAGTAAAATGGCGGAGAAAATAGCACTAGCAATTAAAGAGCGTAAAACAACTTTAGATTGTATTACCGTTATGAGTGCTTCAAATACATTAGGTAGAGGTTTTGGAAGTAAGAGAATAGAGTTGATAGTGATGACTATACCTTCAATTTTAAAGAATAGACATATTCCAACAATTGCTGAATTATTGGTTATTAAGGGCGTTGAGAAAACTACAGCAGATGCGTTTATTAAAAATTTACCAGATTATTTTGATTTTGTTGACAAAAATGGAATAGAGTGTTTATTTGAAGATGTTAATAATGATGATGATGAAAAGATTGAAACGCCAAAGAATAAATCTCCATCCCCTTTAAAATCAAAATGTCCAGAAGGTTGTATTCCTAATCCAAGTATGATATCAACAGCATCAAATGAATTAATTAAAGAGGTTAGTGTACCAAAGAAGGTTATATCATTAAATAAACAGAGTAGTCAGAAACAGTTTGAAAATATGAAATTTGTATTTACAGGTTTTAGAAATGATGAATTAGAGAAATATATTAAAAAATTCGGTGGGTCAGTATCAACATCTGTTAGTAAAAATACTACAGCAGTTATTCGTAAAGATGGTACAGATAAAACATCTGGAAAAGTTAAAAAGGCAGAAGAATTGAATGTTAAAGTTGTTAATTTAGAAGATTTCATAAGTCAATATAATATTAATATATGAATGTAATGAATACTAATATATGAATGTAATGAATACAAATATATGAATGAATAATAAAAAATATTTTTATAATTTAAATGATCAGTAAAATACTATTAATATTTTTAATATTTGTAATTTTATTAATAATGTGTGTGTCTCTAAATGTTTTACAAATGGAAAGTTTTTCAGATGCTGGCCCTCCTGAATTAAAGAGTTGGATGGGAATACATGATGATAAACCCTTAAAACAAAAAGCATTAGTAGATTTATCCCAACGTGTAACAGGAGTTCCTCTTCCTTCATCATATGAAACATCCGAACCTGTTTTTATTACTGGGTTAGGTGAAAAATCTAATCGTTTAGTTGGAGCCAGTAAAACTGTATATGGTAATAATGGATCTGTTTCATGTACAAAATATTGTGGAGGGACAAATTTTGGCCCTTGGAATGGTGAATTGCCTGGTGATTGGTTTGGTGCAAAATGTATAAAAACATCAAATCCTAAATATACATGTGATATGAAACCCCAAGGTTCTATACAATGTACATGTGCACCATCTGGTACAGGATGGAATTCTTAAAGTTAAAATTTTAATAAATATCTATATTTAAAAATATCTATATTTAATAAAATGAAAGTTAAAGATCCGTGTTTTGGTAGTTATTTTTTAATTTCAATATTGATAGTTTTTTTCATGTTGTTATATATTTATTTTACTCCGATACAGCCTATAATTATAGAACAGGTATCTAGATCACCTTTTGAAACTTTTAGTGATAGTAAAGGGAATACATTGTTACCTAGAGACAAAATCGCTGTAATTCAAGGTAATGGTGTACCAGATCAAGATTTAACATCTATAAATTTTGATCAAAATGATCCTTCAGCCTCTTCGGTAGATGGTACTGAAAAAGGACCAAAATCTCTATTTTCTTTTGCATATAATAAATGTTCACCCGATTGTTGCGGAGATTCAGGTGGTTATAGTTGTGGAGGGGGGTGTGTATGTATAACAGATGAGCAGAAAAAATTTTTCGGTTCAAGGGCATCAAATAATAGATATGATAGATGTTCATATGATGAAATGGGGAATTAAAATTAAAATTTATTTTTTAAATTGATAAATATTTTAAATATGTATTTAAAATATAAAATGACTTCATCAGATTGGGAATTACAAGCTCATAATCAAAGAAATTATTCTGCTGATCAATTAAAAGCAATTTCTCAAGATATTGCTCAAAGATTAGAACAAACAGGTGGAAAAAAGAAAGTTAAAAGAGGGTATGAATTACAAACAAAAGAAGAATTGATTAAGAAAGCAAAGGCAAAGGGTATTAAAGGTGCTGATGCGATGAAGAAGGATAAATTAATTGCTGCACTAAGGGGAAAAAAATGATAATTATTAAATAAAAACTTAATATTTATAATGTTTTTGAAATTTTTTTTTAGATAATAATCTATTATACATTAATTGATTATATATATAATTTGGGTTAGATATGATAAAATCATGATATGATTGATTAAATTTTTCCAACTCTAAAAATTCATCCGGGTTTACAATAATAATAGGTTTAATAATAACATTATTAATTGATGTTTTTTCGATTATAATAGGTATATCAATATTAGGTATTTGATAATCAATAACATCTTGATCAATAATATCTTGATCATTATCGGGTATTTTATCAATTGTAGGTATTTGATAATCAATAACATCTTGATCAATTATGATAGGTTGATTATTTGTTATAGTTTGTAATTCACTATTGATATTTTGATTATTTTTAAAGATATTAGGGTTGTTTTTTTTTAATATTGATTTTGTTACAAAATCATTTTTATTCATTTACTAAAAAGAAATATAATTAAAATGAAGAAGAATTATTAATAGAATTTATAAATAATATTTATTATTTAAGGAAATATTGTAAAAATATTAAATATAATAAGTTAATACATAAATATAATGAAGAATGATAAATTTGATATTGTAAATTATGAATTTGGTAGAGCCGATGGGGGGGATATATATATTGAGAAAGACGAGAAGTTAAATAAATATTGTAAAAATTGTAATAAGATAGCAAATTATAATTTTATTAATGAAAAATACGGGTTATATTGTAAAGATCATAAATTAAATGATATGGTCGATGTTAAAAATAAGAAATGTAAACATTTAAATTGTATAAAGAGACCATTGTATAATTTAATTACTGAAAAAAATGGTTTATTTTGTGCAACTCACAAATTAAAAGATATGGTTGATGTTGTTAATAAAAAGTGTAGTTTCAATGGTTGTAATACACAACCAAATTATAATTATAAAGGTGAAAAAAAAGCATTGTTTTGTTTTAAACATAAACTAGATACTATGATTGATGTTAAAAACAAATTTTGTGATTATGATAATTGTGATTCTTATCCAAGTTTTAATTACCCTGGGGAAAAAGCTATATATTGTTATAAACATAAATTAGATGATATGATTAATGTTGTAAGTCGGTCGTGTGAATATGATGGATGTAGTACTATACCTTTGTTTAATTATAGTGGTGAAATAAATGCTAAATATTGTAAAATTCATAAAAAAGATGGTATGATAGATATTCGGAATAAAATTAAAAATTGTGTTGAAGAATTATGTAAAACAGTGGCATCTTATAATTATAATGGTGAGAAGATAGGATTATATTGTAAAAAACATAAAAAGGATGATATGATAGATGTAATGAATAAGAAATGTATTTCTGAAGGCTGTACAAAACAACCTTCATTTAATTATAAAAATGAATCAAATGGTTTATATTGTAAATTACATAAATTAACTGATATGATTAATGTGAAAATAGAAAAATATAGTAATAAAAATAGACTACCGAAAGATGAGATAATTGAAAATTTATATAGACAATGTTATTTTTTTATAATTTTATTTTGTATTATATGGCGATACATACAAGACAAGATATGTTATCAGTTTTTAGACTGAGAGCATTGAGAGAGGGGAGAGAGAGTTTGTATGTAAAATATTGATTATTCAGTTAATTTATATTGTATTTGATTCATAAGATCTTTTTGATTATTATTTTTATTTTTTAATTCGTTATTTTCAACTTCTAATTTGTTTAAATTTGCATGTAATTCGAGTAAATCATTTTCATATTCTTCAACTACATCATTTTGTTCACTTGATGAACTTGATGAAGATGAACTTGATGATTCACTTGAGCTCGAAGAATATTCGATATGTCCGTTTTTACCATCTTTACCAGGGTCTCCTTTATGACCTTGTTCCCCATTTTTACCAGGGTCTCCTTTATGACCTTGTTCCCCATTTTTACCAAGGTCTCCTTTATGACCTTGTTTCCCATCTTTACCAGGGCACCCATCTTTACAAACTACTTTAAATATATGTGTATGTATTTTACATTCATCTTCAGAATCTGATGATGAAGATGAATCGTGATGATAAGAGTCCTCATCTTTCTTTTTTGGATCTATTTTTAAATTTTTGTTTTTAAATTGTGAATCATTAGATTCTGAGGACCCTTTTCGTTGTCATCTACGAGAAGATCTACGACTTTTTGGAGAATCAGAGTCATCATCATAATCATAACGATTTTTTACAACAACATTATGTGAATCCCGGCGAGGTGATTGATTGCGATTGTGTTGGCTATTTTGTAGGATGAATTTTTCAGTTCTTAATGCTGAAAGTTCTGATGCAGCTTCTTTTTGTGCAAGAGAATTAATGAGTTCATCCGTTTCTTGTGCTGCAGCACCAACTGTTTCTTTTATTTCGCAGCAACATTCGCATAATTGTTTAGCAATTGCAGCGGCATTAGTGGCAGCTGCTAAAGTGAGGGCAGCAGTATTAGCATCAGCTTGACGTCCTAAGCTATTTTCTAATTTGCAAATATCGAGAGCAACCTTTCCTGCGTTTTCAGCAGCTTGTAAGGTAATATTTGCCTCAGCACGGTCAGTGCGTGTTAACAGGAGTGCCTGAGTTGCTAATAGATCACGTTCGTGTCTTTCGGCACGTTCTGAAATATGTAATTGTTGACGATTCTCGAATTTATTCATTCGGTTGCTATATTTCTCGAAGTGATGATCTGATTGGCGGCCTAGGCTATTTTCTACTTTGACTAAATCAACTTGAGATTTAGCGAAGTAATCACCAGCTTGACGTTCAAGACCAGCAGTAGATTTATCAAGATTGTGCATTCCTTGTGCGAAATGATGATCAGACTTGCTAGCTAATACGGCTTCAGTTCGGTAAATATCTTTTTCAACAGCAGCGAATCGGTTTTGGGCACCGGACCAGTTTTCTCCGGCTTGTTTAGAGAGAACATATTCACCTTTCATGATATCGTTTTGTACTTTCCAGGCATCACCTTGGGCAAGACGAGCATAATCTGCTGCTTGTCGGCTTAAATCAGATTGATAATTTGACATTTTTTCACGTGTATCACCAAAATGAGTAGCTAAGTTAATTTGTCCATCTTTGTAATTGGAAACATCGGTGGCATGATTTTGGTACACTTGAGATTTGATTTCAGAACCAACTGCTTGTGTTTGTAGAACTCCAGCAGAACCATTTCTTTCAACAGCAGTTCGTGTATCATATCCGTTGCGTTCAGTAGCTAAAGAAATAGCAGCCCCGTTTCTTTCAGTTGCAAGAACACTAGCGACACCATTTGTTGATGTTGCAAGGACTCCAGCCACTCCGTTGCGTTCTACTGCATCACGTACAAGATTTGCATTATTAACTGTTGAAAGTGTGGTAGCAACACCAATACGTTCTGTTGCAAGTAGACCTTCAACTTTCCCCCCTTCAACTGCAGTGCGAATTTGATCAGCATTGCGGTCAGTTGAGAGGACCCCTTGAGTTGCATAGTTTTGCATGGCACCTCGGATTTCAGATCCGTTTCTGTCTGTGGCAAGGATACCTTGTGTAGAATATGCTTGCATACCAGTACGGATTTGGTCCCCATTTCTGTCAACAGCTAAGATACCTTGGGTAGAGTAAGCTTGAGCACCTTGGCGAAGTTCAGAACCATTCCTGTCAACAGCTAAGATACCTTGGGTAGAGAAAGCTTGAGCACCTTGGCGAAGTTCAGAACCATTCCTGTCAACAGCTAAGATACCTTGGGTGGAGAAAGCTTGAGCACCTTGGCGAAGTTCAGCACCATTCCTGTCAACAGCTAGAATACCTTGGGTAGAGAAAGCTTGGGCGCCTTGACGAAGTTCCACCCCATTGCGATCTGTGGCAAGAATAGATTGATCTCTATTGCGATCTACTTTATCACGAATTTCCATAGCATTACGATCAGTAGCAAGGATAACTTGATCCCGGGTACGTTCGACTCCATCACGTAATTGGTTTCCTGTGCGATCTATTTTATCGCGAGTTTCGAACCCATTACGTTCTACTCTATCACGGGTTTCAGCATTATTACGTTCTGTTGTATTGCGATTTTCGAAACCATTTCTTTCTACTTTCTCACGAGTTTCATGAGAATTACGATCAACATTATCACGTATTTCTACTCCATTACGTTGTGTGTTATCTTTGATATTATCGCCTTGAGAAGCTAATGATTCAAGTATTTCATTAGTATTTCTTCCAGAGGCATATGCTTGAAATGTGGGGTAATCGAGAGGAATATTATAACCGGGAGTTGTCATCTTTGTTTTATACTATCTAAAAAGAAAATAAATATTTCTAAAATGAATTTTAAATATTTCTAAAATGAAAATACAAATGAAAATAATTTTATGTATGATTGTAAAAAATGAGTACCTTATTGTTGAACGCGTTATAAATAGTGTATCAAGAATTATTGATGACTACTGTATTTGTGATACAGGGAGTACAGATAATACTATTGAAATTATAAAGAAATACACAAATAATATTTATAATCATAAATGGCTTAATTTCGGAATAAATAGAACCATGTCATTTATCTCATGTGTTAAAACTGCTAAAAAATTAGGCTTTAATTTAAGCGAAACATATGCATTGTTATTAGATGCTGATATGGAATTAATTATAAATGATTTCAATAAAAATAATTTAACAGAAACATGTTATTCTATAAAACAATTTAATGGAAATTATAGTTATTTTAATATCCGGCTTATAAGATTAGATCAAGATTGGAAATGTATAGGTGTAACTCATGAATTTTGGCAAAATTATAAAAGTGGGGTTTCACAAAAAAATATAAACGAAAATAGTTTTATAAAGTTAAACTCACTAATTATAAAAGACCACGGTGATGGTGGAAGCAAATCTGATAAATTTATTCGAGATATCCGTTTATTATCAAGGGGATTAATAGATGAGCCTCATAATAGTCGATATATGTTTTATTTGGCAAATAGTTATAGAGACAATAATCAATTGGATAATGCAATTGAAATGTATAAAAAATATATAATTTTTCCTACATGGGATGAAGAAAAATGGTATAGCATGCTTCAAATAGGATTACTTTCAAAAGATAAGAATAAAAAATTCAAATGGTTATTAAAGACATTTGAATTTAGACCTAGTCGGTCGGAACCTTTATATTATTTGGCAAATTATTGTCAAAAAAATAAATTATATAATCAAGGTTTTATGTTTGCTAAAATAGGTAATAAAATACCTTTTCCAGAAAATGATATTTTATTTGTTGAATACGATGTTTATAAATATAAATGTTTATTCGAGATCTCAGTGTGTGCTTTTTATACAGATTTTAAGGATGAAGGATATAAAGCTTGTGAAGAGTTAATTAAAATACCAGATTTACCTGATGATATTTTTAAACTTACGATATCGAATATATTGTTTTATAATCCAAGAAAAATAAATATACCACGTATTGTTTTACTAGAATAAATATATCATTAAAATCAACATTCCATAAATAAGTGTAAACTGAATTCGAAATTACATTTTATAAATTAGAAAATAATAAAATTGTTTTTTTTTGCATTTTATAATATTTTACTTGAATCATTTTATTATGCTGTGAATTTTAAGAACCACTTCATTGTTTCTGCATCAACTACGTAATCTTCAGATTTATTCTTCTCTATTTTTTTTTCAATAGGTTTAAAAAAGGGATTTTTCACAACTATGTTTTCCTTTAGAAACCACTTTTTAAATGGCAGAGGGTCAATCCATTGAGGAACATACCATTTTTTCATCTCATGATTCCATCTGCCACCAAGTTCTTTACATTCATCTTTATCTTCATAAGTACAGTTTAGATATACAACTTTTCCAGATGTATATTTTTTCTTCTTTTCAAAAACTGGTCCTTTTGTAACCTTTTTCTCTTCTACAATCTCATTGATCTTAACAACCGGAACCTCAACAATTTCTGTGATTTTAACGATAGGATCTTTTTCTTTCTCTTTCACAATATCCTTGATTTTAATAAGTCGGATCCACGATTGTTTAGTAGATGATGTATTGATATTCTTTATAGTAGTTATTGATGTTTTGAATTCTCCAAATAGCTCAGAAATTTTTGAATTATTTTTAGATTTCTTTTCCAGAAAAGCCAAAAGATCATCAACAACTGATATTTTTGCCTCATTTACGACAATAGAAACGACATCATTAATAGCAGCATATGCCATTTTTTCGAGCTTTGAGACAGAAATCGGAACGATATTTATTTTGATAGGATGTTGTTGTTATAGTAAGTAAGTTTTATAAATTTGATATATTATATGGTCAATCAATTTTTTAATATCCTAATGTAATCGGTAGAATATTTTATCTATAATATTAATAAAAAATGTTTTACGAGACTTATTTTCTTTTGGCCATGGTACATCTATAATTTTATACCCTTTACAAAATTTACAAATCCCTGGAGCAATTATATCCGAGCTTATTGATTTACTATCCAACCAGATTTTATTACATGTTTGACATTTCCAATGTAAAATTCTTGCTGTATCATAAGAAATATCTGAATATGGTTTTAAAATTTTAATTATTCCATGAGGAGATTTGGATTTTAAAATAGAGTTTCTATTTCTGATAGAATTATTTAAAGTTTCTATTAAATCGCATCTGGTTTCATATGGAATTACTGAATAACCTTTTTTAATTAAATGTATTACCATAAATATTTTTGACGAGATAATTTCAGTTTTTTGAGGAAAAATAATTATTAAATTATTAATTTCATTAATAATACTATATAATTCCTTCCCAACATTATTACTTATAACTTCTTCATTAATTGAGTTTATAAGTTTTAATAATTCATCAGAAGAATTTTTATTAATACTATTAATTTTATATATTACGTCTCTATAAGAATTCAATTTTGCTATATTTGCTCTTAATTTATTATTATCCTCTTTATAATTTTCTCTAATTTTCTCTAGAGTGATTTCTATTAAAGGTTTTAATTTTTCAATTGTTTCATCCAAAACATAATCAATATTTTTATAATATTCATCCATTTAAAAATAATTAAAAGTTTTCCTTTTAAATAGTCTTTTTTAAACATATTCTTTAATAACAAGATGAGCGGATACAGCTCTTATACCTCCAGCTGACGGAGTTATTGTTAATGCCGGGGAATTACCCAAGGGATTATTTATACTTAAAATTGAGTTTTCAATACTTGTATCTATTAGGCAGATACCAATAATTTGTGTTGTTCCTGTTGCTCTACCAACAACTGTATATGGGATTTCAACAGAATTTAAAACAACTATTAATTGACCTGGTTCATTAACACTAACTTGGAAACTAATTTCATAAAATCCAATGTTTTTTAAATTGAATGTTGATGAACTAATTCTTGTAATGTCAGTATTATTTGCGTGGCCATTCGTCGGAAATTCAACAGGTGTACCTGCTGCAATTGTGGCTGTATTATCTGGAGGCATAAGGGCATAAAAATCTGTTATATTTATTATACCAGGAATGCCTTGAATGCCTTGAATGCCTTGAATGCCCTGTTCCCCAATAGGGCCTGTATTTCCAGAAGCACCTGGATTTCCAGAATTGCCTTGTATGCCTTGTATGCCTTGTTCCCCAGTAGGGCCAGTTTTCCCAGAATTGCCTTGTATCCCTTGTATGCCTTGTGTGCCTTGTTCCCCAGTAGGGCCCGTTTTCCCTCTGCATCCTTTTTCACCTTGAATACACTGATATTCCTTCATCCTAGATTCTTTTTTATTACATTTTTCATTAATCACTTCACAATTATAAATAATATTCATTTTAGAAATACTTTTAAATTAAGAATAGGAAAAAAATTAAGATTATAAATTTAAATTAAACATTCATCTTTTAATTTTATATGATCAAAACCACGAATCTTTCCTGAATTATAAATTCTAGTTTGTGGAATTTCTAAAACGTTTTCAAATGCATCTTTGAATTCATTATGAAAACCTTGTTTCGTCATATATAGTTGTCTTACATTATATTTTTTGGGTTTTATATTTTTAGTACTAATCCATTTGGAAAAAGCATTTCTTAATTGTTCAGATAAGACATGACTATCAATTTGTGGGATTATATTTTCTTCTATAAATTGTTTATAAGTATCCATTGAAAAATATTTAAAATTTTCCATTTGATCTTGTGGGACTTGGATATTGATAGTTGTAGAATTATCATTATTTGTAATATTGGATCCTGAATCAAACTTAATTGATTGATGAACATTATTGATCATTTTTAATTTTGTATTTAGTTCTTCAATAGTCATAGAATCCATATGATTAACAAATGTTGTAAATAATTCACAAATATTTATAAGTATATCAAGTTCAATATTATAAAATTCTTTATTATATTTGAATTTATGAACATCTAAATAAGCATGAACAAATTTTTCTAATAAAATGCGGTGTGAAGTTTTAAATTTCCTCAGAATTTTAAAACACCCATCAGATTCACAAGTATTCATTGAGAATTCTCTATTTTCATCAATTGCAAAACCAACTTTATAAATATCTCTTTTAGATTCTTTAAGATTCCCTGCAATATATAGTATTCCACATGTCTCTTTGGTATGTTTATTTTTTTGATTCGCTATTTCTAATTGTTTTATGAGCTCTTCTTTTTCTCCCTTAAATATTTGAGTTTGTGATGTTATTCCTTTCATTAAAGATGACATTATGATATCCTCGAGTTTAATATAATATTCATGAATTTCTGCAGCTTTTGTTGTTCTAGCTTTTAAACAAAAGCTTTTGAATGTATTAATTGTCATCATTATAATTTCTTTATTATGTCCACCTCTATTGTCCTCATTAGTTTTTTGCTCCTGTTGTTGCGGAGTCAAAATTTTATAGTGTACATCCTGTATAAAATTTTTTTGTAAAAGCGTTTTAGCATTACATTTTTTAGCAAAATCTAACCATTCCCATATTTTATCAAGATCAATAATAAAATCAGTGGTTTTATCATATTTTTGATATAAATAAAAATGCATAACAAATTGTTTTTGTTCATCTGAATTAAATTCACTATTTAATTGAATAATTAAATTTTCATGATTCATAAAGTCGTTTAATGGATTGTCTGATATAAGTTTTTGTAATTCCATCGTAATCATAATAAAATAATTAATCTTTAAATATTGTTTTTTAAAATAAAAATCAAATATAAAATTCACTAACTTTATGTAATACGTGTTATTGTTACAGAAGCAGAAATTGGAGTTTCTCCAGCTATAGCTGGTATAAAATTAATAGTTTCACTTCCTATTGAAGTTCCAGCAAATTGTAATGTGAATACTTGCCCTATTGAAACGGGCATTAGAAAGAAGTTTGTCCATACTTGATTAGATGATGTAAAATTATTAGTTACAGCACTTCCATTAATTTCTACACCTCCTAATATTCCACGTACAGAAGAGCTATTACTTGTAATAATAGATGATATAATAACAGTATATGAAACTAAGTATATACCTGCTTGATTACATGTAAAATTACCAGTAAGATATATCCATCCATTAATTTGAGGAGTAGATGTAAATATAATATTTTCGAATGTATTTGCGACAATTATAGTTTGTGTATCATTTTTAATAGCCCATGTATAATTATTATTCGTTATAATTGGTCCGGTTGCCCCGGTTAATCCAATTGGACCAATTAATCCTTGGCTCCCGGTTAATCCAATTGGACCAATTAATCCTTGGCTCCCGGTTAATCCGATTGGACCAATTAATCCTTGGCTCCCGGTTAATCCAATTGGACCAATTAATCCTTGGCTCCCGGTTAATCCAATTGGACCCTGTAATCCTTGGATCCCTGTATCTCCATTTAACCCAATTGGACCCTGTATTCCAGTAGCACCAGTTATTCCAATTGGGCCCTGTATTCCTTGACCTCCAGTATTTCCGGTTACCCCAACTGGGCCCTGTATTCCTTGGATTCCTTGACTCCCTGTCGGGCCCTGTATTCCTTGGCTCCCAGTATCTCCAGTTAAACCAGGAATGCCTTGTATTCCTTGGATTCCAGGTAGTCCAATTTCACCTATTCCAATTGGGCCTTGAATGCCTTGAATTCCTTGGCTCCCAGTCGGTCCCTGTATTCCAGTTTCACCTATTCCAATTGGACCTTGAATGCCTTGAATGCCTTGAATACCAGGCTTTCCAGATGGTCCTTGCTTTCCAGTTTTCCCCTTTGGCCCCCTACGCCCTTCACAACATTTATTATCTTTATGACTGTGATGGTGATGACTTCTTTCTTCGTGTTCTGGCATTATGTTTTTATACTAATTTAAAAGATTTTAAATTCATTTTAGAAATATTTTAAATTCATTCTATAAATATTTTTTCTCTCATTTAAAATTACAGAAATGACTTTAAATTTAACAGCCCAACAAAAAACTGAAATTTCAGATTACATTAACGAATATAGAGCTTTACATCAAGCACCTGCATTATTATGGAATGATACAATAGGACAATTTTCCCAAAATTGGTCACTTTATTTATTACAAAATAGAGTATTCAAACATAGTGGAAATCAGCTTTATGGTGAGAATCTTGCATATTTTCAAGGGCATGGAACAGAAATAATGAAAATATTAAAGTTAGCAGTTGATAACTGGTATAATGAAGTAAAATTTTATAATTTCGCGAAACCAGGATTTGCAGCAAGCACTGGTCATTTTACATGTTTAGTATGGAAATCTAGTATATCTTTTGCAATGGGTATTTCAATTGATAACATATCACAAACTGCTTATATAACTATGAATACATCCCCACCAGGAAATTATATTGGACAATTTCAACAAAATGTTTTAGTGCCAGTGCCAGCTCCAGTGCCAGCTCCAGTTCCAGCTCCAGTGCCAGTTCCAGCTCCAGTGCCAGCTCCAGCTCCAGTTCCAGTGCCAGCTCCAGTGCCAGCTCCAGTGCCAGCTCCAGTGCCAGCTCCAGTGCCAGCTCCAGTGCCAGCTCCAGTTCCAGTGCCAGCTCCAGTTAATCATGTTATAGATGTGGAAACAAAGACTTATATTATGAATGCATTAAATACTATAACA